AATTCTTTGCTTTTCACCTTCTGAAAAGTTTTCATATGCAAAGTCATCTCTTCCACGAGAACGAATGTTTTCATTAAACTCTTCATCAATGTTAAACGTAACAAAAAAGTTCATCGCATTTAAGAAAATGTTTGTGTGTTTGTTGATAAGTGGAAGATACTGTTTAATGATGCGAGCTTTAACGCCATTATCTTTAAGAAGTGCGGTTGCTAAATCTTGAAGGTTTTTTTGATATGAATATTCCTGTTTGTTTCCTTCTAATTTACCATGTTGCGCTTGCAGCTCATGTAATCTATCACTACACTCTTTTGGAGCATTTTCTTCTTGCTTCATTTCTAGTGTTTCTTTAGCAATCTTTTTGATAAACTGGTTAATACCATCTATCATGCTTTGATTTTTTACAACCTGACTTTCGATTGAATCTATCTGATCTTCAACCAACTTTGCTTCTTCAAGTTTAGTCAAAAACTTTGTTAGTGCAGAATTAGCATCAGTTAAACCATTTTGCCATTCGCCAATTTTATGGTTCTTTTTATCGACTTCAATGTTCTTAAAATCTTCAGGTATATGTTGCTGGCACGTTGGACAGTTGTCGTTCTCTTCGTAGAATACAATTTCCTTTTTTGTCTTTTTGATATTTGTATCCAACTTATTCTTAATATCTCGAATCTTGTCCATTTGTGACAACACTTCAGATTTAAAGTTTATTTGCTGTCGGAGTGTGGATATGCTTTCTTTCAATGAAATAATTTCCGCGGCATACTTATCAGCTTGAAGTTTGTTTTGTTCTATTGTGGCTATGTTTTCTTGTATCTTTTCCTGTTTACTTTGCGACAAGTCTGAAATATACTTGTTTTGCAATTCAATCTTTTCTTTTACTATAGACATGGAAAAATCATTTTCTTGTGAAATACTCTTGAGTGTGGACACTTTCTGCTTTAATATCATATTCATTACAGAAAATATCTCTATGTCCAACAATCCTTCAATAATAACTCTTCGGTCTGCTGGCTTTAATTGCATGAACGGTGTAAAATTGCTGGCACCAAGAACAATAATCTGAGTAAATGCTTTGAAATTAAATTTAAGGATACTGCGCTCAAGATACTGCTGATAATCTTTTGAATGACTATCTTGATTAATAAGAACACCATCACAATGAATCTCAAACACAGTTGGTTTAATTCCACGGCGAATAAGATAGTGTTGACTACCAATCGTAAACTCAATTTCAACAAGGCAATTTTTTTGATTAAGTGTATTGACTAATTGATTCTTGTTAATGTTACGAAACGGGCGATTAAACAGAGCAAATGCAATAGCATCCAACAGTGTACTTTTTCCACTGCCAGATTGCCCCAATAAGATTGTTGTGTGATTCTTATTGAGGTCAACTTCAGTAAAATTGTTGCCTGTGGATAGAAGATTCTTCCATCGCACTTTAGTAAAAATTATCATCCGTTGCTCTGTATATGCTCGTTGCTATTTAACGCCTCAAGATACAATTCACGCAAAAGATCATTTAAGGCGTTTTTGTGCTCATCTATTTCCAATGAATCAACACATTCTTTTAAAATAGTTAGTGTGTCTTTAGCTTGATCAATATCAACATCATCGGAAATACCATCTTCAAATGCCGACTCAATAACAGATAAATCAGCAGGGTTGTGTTTTTGTAGTGCATCAACAAACTGATCAAACCAGTATGGATTGTTTTTCTTTTGAACAATAACTTTAACAAACTTTCCACCAATGTTTGAATGATCTTTCTTCATGATACTTTCAAACGTCTCTGATGAATCATTGTAGTAAATCTTATGAAACATCTGTATTGGATTTTCAATAAAAGTAAGATCCAGTGTTTCAGTATCAAACACATGAAAACCTTTTAACGAACCCCAATCACCCCACATCATAGCATATGGAGCTCCAAGATAATGTATGTTACCACGAGAGGACTTTTGATGAAAATGTCCACTCATTGTCATATAAAATTTATCAAATATTTCTGATCGATGTCCTTTGTCAGCATTAATATGTCCAGCATACATCTCAAAGCCAACAAGCTCAAGATGTCCCATGCAAACTGTTGCTGCGCTATTTTCAATCATGCTCATTGTACGGTCATGATTGTCCTCACATATCCATGGCACATACATGATTTTTCGTGAGTCAATTTCTACTTCAGTTGGCTCAGGATATATGTTGAACTTGTCGTAAATTTTTAATAGCTCATCAACGCTATTAATCTTGTTTGTGTTCTTATAGTAGGTGTCGTGATTGCCGATTAATATATCAACACGGTCACACCACGCATTAAGTGGATCAAATACACGTTTTTGCCAGGAATGAAGAGTCTGAAAATTTATGTACTTTCTGCGATCAAAAGTATCACCCAAATGCACCACAGTTTTAATGTTATGTTGCTTTAAGTAAGGAAAAAATACTTCCTCGTAGAACTTTAGAAAGAACTCGTTTAGAGACTGATTATCATTACCTGCACCACAATGGGTATCAGTAATTATAGCAATTTTCATTTACTTATTTAACTGTTCTTCTCGAATCATATTTCTGAGAATATCACGAACAGCATCTCCACGGCTAACATACTTGCCATTTTCTACAAGCTGGTCTAAATGATCCAGAACGTCGGACTTAATATCAATCTCAACATTCACACAATCACCAGATTGTCGCTCATAAACATGACCGTTTACTGTAATATAATCGGGAGCAAATGTATTGGAAGTTTTGACTGTAGATTTTGACTTAACAGATTTCCTTTTAGCCATAATCATATCCTCTAATACTTGCCCCAATCATTAGGGGTATTGCTAGTATCAGTACCAGCATATAAGATAGTATAGATCACATCGATTGTGGCTTCAAGATATTTTCCTGTATTTTTGTAATCTCTTATTACAGCCAAAAGATCCTCTTCCTTTTTACCTTCGGGAGGTGAAACTTTCAAGTCTTGGAGTAATTTATGGAGAACATCTTTGGATGTAAGCGTTCTAGTTTGACAATGGTGGTAAAGACTGTCCAAAATTGCTTGTTTCTTGGCTTCAGCACTCATCGCAGGATTCCAGATTCTTTTAACAAAACCAAAACTCATTGTTCAGGAAGATCGTCATATTGATCGAGAAGAGCATCAAAATCAGATCCTGTAGTCTTTTTCTTTTTAGAGTCTTTTGCCTCTTTTATTTTTTTCTTTTTGTTTTCTCGGCTCTTTTCAAAGTTTTCTACAAACTCGTGCATATTAAGATCCGCTTGATCGCTTCCATATTTATTAGCTGAAACACCCTCAACGTCATGTATGTCATGAAGTAAACTTTCTTCAATCATTCGATATTTTGTGTATAGCTGTTTCTTTTCTTTTTGAATACGTCTAACAAACGCAAAGTATATGATTTGTGTAAAGTAAGCAAATGGATTTGAACTCTTGCTAGGATCAAAATTGTTTAGATACTGTAAACTATTTTCAATGCCGTCGCTGACCATCTCTTCTCTAAAAGGATAATTCATGAAGTTTGGCTTGTTAGCCAACTTGTTTGCGATGTTTACAATACACTGCCCAATATAGTCTGATACTTTTGGGATTGACTGGTTATTCTTTTTTGCTAATTTAACAGCAGCTATGTGTTCCTTCATGTGTTCAAGGAACTCTCCGTTGTTTACATAGTGCAATTTTTTATCTTCCTTATTTGCCATGTGAACAATGTATCATTAGACAAAGACCAATACAAGAAAATAATAAAATGATTTTGGCCCATTCCGGCCTAATAAGAATTAAGGTATTTTTAATAAAGGTGTGTTGAACGGGCTACAAGCGTATGTATGAAACCAAGATTAAAAAAACCGAACTTTCCATGTTGGTTACGGAATAATTATCCCAACATTAAAATAGCCGTATAGGAACGGTTTTTACAAAAAGCCGTATGCTGTATCAGATTGTTAATTCCTATTAATTTTCGCTGATGTAAGTTGCTGAAAACAAACCGCAAAAAAATGCGATTAATTCATGTCCTCATCGTCAAAATCAGTGTCCTTGAGTATGTCTTTGAGTTTCTTTTTCTCAGTAGTATTCTTTGCTGGTTTAGTTTGTATCTCTGGTTCTTCAGGCTTCTTTTCTTCTTGTTTGTATTGTAGCTGCAATTCTTTTGCTAGTATTAGTTCATAGTAGTGTGACTCTAAATCTACGTTTGGAGTACCCAATGTTAAAACCTGTCGTTTGTCGATTGGAACTGTATCATCTTCTATTGAGGGTATCCAATCTAAAAGATATATGGAGTGAGCTTTTATTAACTCATCGTATGTGGAAACAATTTTAAGTGGAGCTGTTATGAATAGAAGATTGTCTGTTGTGTAACCATCTTCAGTATGTTCAAGGTCTCGACCATCCTGTACGACACCTATAAGCTCTTCGTTTGTGACTAATTTTATTACTTTGATTAGTGGTGCCATATTACTTTTATTTATTAAAACAAGTTTACTCGATGAAGTTTGTATTTGAACTTCTCTTCATTGTATATCTTCACTCGCTCAAGAAAATGTTTTACTGCAAAATTCTTATGCGATTTGTCTGTCATATCATCAACTATGTCATATAATTTTGCTTTATCTGAATGATCGCCTATGCGTAAAGTGCGCCCGATTGATTGTAATGTTTTTATGCGGCTTTTAGTTGGAGATGCAAAAATAATGTTTTCTAGGTTGCGAATGTTAATTCCAGTACTAAACACTCCACTCGATGCAACAATAATGGCATCTCGTTCTTTCTCTGTTATTTGTCGCACCTCTTCTCTAGCATCAGCATCGGTTTTACCAGATACAAAAAACACTTTTCTGTTTGGATCTAACTTGTGTGCTTTATCTTTAATCAACTCATATAATACTTTTCCATGTAATTCTACCAACTGAAAAATTACAAGACAATTTGATTTGGTACTAACAGCAAGATTGCGTATAAAGATGTTGCGTTTTTCGTGTTGAACTAAAAATTTTATTTCGTCTTGATAGTTGTCTTTCTTGTGTGCTTTTATTATGTCGCTGTCATATTTCAACACAACACATTCTATGTTTAATTCCGCAAGCTGTTTTTTCTCCATCAACTGTTTTGTTGTGGTTACGGCAAAAGTTGTACCAAATAATCCTTCTAATACAAGTTTGTGTGTTTGTGTTCCGTCAAGTGTTCCTGTTGTTCCGAATCTGTACTTTGCGTTTTCTAATTTTGTCATTATGCCAACAAGAGATTTGGCTTTAAAAAGATGTACTTCATCTCCCACCACAACATCAAACTGTTCAAACCAGCTTTTAGGCATTTTGTAAATTGATTGCCATGTTGAGATAACAACTTTTTTATTTGTAATTTTTTCTTGACCACCGTATATAGGATGGCATATCTTATCTACATTGTATTCAGGTTGATTCTTTGCATATTGCTTAAAATCAGAAAACATTTGAGATACAAGAGATATGGTTGGAACAATTACTAGAGTTTTTTTATTGTAAAAACGTGTAAGAGCGTATATGATAAGACTCTTGCCTGAACCTGTTGGAGATAAAAGTAATGACCTATTATTTGTTACTGCTTCTTGTACTGCTTGTATTTGATAGTCTCGTGCTTCAAACGGCAACTCAAGTGTGTTTAAAAATTTTTTACAATCATCAACAGAAAACTTATTTTTACCAACAAGCTCAGAGTCAAGCTCCAATTCATACTCTCTTGATTTACAAAACTCTCGAAGGTATGGCAACAAACCAACATATATTGTGCCATTCATCATATTATACAGGCGCACGTTACCATCCCACATACGCATTTTATATGCAGGCATAAACTGATAACCAGGAACTTTAAACTTAAAAAAGTCTGATAGCTCTCTGTGTATTGATGAAGAGGTGTCAACACTGATGTACACCTCGTTTTGTTTTTTAGCTACAAGTTTTTCCATTAATAAACATTCAAGAGTTATTATATACCAACTCTTGGATATTTATTGCACTAAAAAAATGCTGCTATGGCTTGTATTATGCAACCAACAATAAACCAGCAAGCTAATAGTGCTGCCGTCATTAGAAATTTATTATCCAACATATTATCCGCCACTAGTAAATCGAATAAAGTCTATGGCGTTTTTGATTAAAAATCCTCTTCCATTAAGAGTCTTGATAATACTTTCCAACAGATCAACTTTTTCACGCTGAACTTGTAGCTTTAAAAGCCTATCGGCAATATCTTTGTCAGCATCAATATAAACTTGAAGATCGTTTTTTAGAACAAACTGGAATGGTTCCCAACCATATTGATCTAATTCTTCTTTTGATAGTTTGCCAGTATAGTATTCGTGCTTTAATTTGTAAAACGTCTTATACTCTTGTTCTTCTGCTTTTAGTTGTACTTTTTCTCGCAGATATATTTTGTAATACTTGCCATGAAGCGTTGGTATTTTTAGACTTTCGTTGTCTAAATCTGTTCTGTCAATTTTTGAGTCTTGTTCCCAAAGGGATTCAATTTCTTCAAGTTTCATGTTACACGATATGCATACCAAGTGTCGTAACTAGTTCCATCTTTAGAGTAATCATCATACAATAGATCGACCTGTCGTGTAAAGTTTTTGATGGTATAGTTTACAGTGATTGTGCCAAAATACATGAATGGATCTTCTGTTGGACCATTCTCAATAACTTCTGCAAACACAGTCTCGCCAGTATATGGAAATACTATAACTAAGAAGTCGCCTTTTTTTAGTGCTTCAACCCAGTCGGGTACGTCACTAGTCATCTTTATTTGCGTTTTGTTTGATCCATTCTAGGAACGCAGGATTGTCTCTAAAGACTGTGTGTAGTCCATTTGCCATTTTGCGAACTACATTCTCTTCCTCTTTCATATTCTTAAAGTTAATATCAAACATATACACAATACCGTGCAGTGCTTCGTGTAGAATTGTGTTTACCAATTCACTCTTTTTTTGAGTTGCATCATATTGTATCTTTGCTTCGTCTGGAGAACATTCACCAAACGCTTTGTTTCTTACACCCCAGTGACTAGATCGTGGAACTAGTTTGAACGTAGAATATCCAATTTTTAACTTCTTTGGTGTTTTACGTTTTGTTGCCATACGTTCTCCTATTCTTGCGATATTTTTTCTATTTTCAAATGGTCAAACTTAAATGATGTTGTTGCTGTAACATACAGCACGTCCGTTTCTCTAGTATCAAATACTAGCTGCCCTAAACTAACTGGGTGCATATCAATAAAAGTTATTTTTAGTACAGGATTATTATTGCTACTGTTTATGATCAAAGTTCCTTGCCCATAAACGGTTTGTGTATTAATTGGTGGAACTAAAGGCTGATCGTTTAAGTTTTTTGTTTTACCTTGCTTCCAATTTTTGTATTGATCAAAATTTTCTGGGAAAGAGATGCCAGTCATCCAAGCATATATCTCATACCAGTTGTTCATGCCTTCGCTTACTTTGAAGTCAATACTAATCTCACTAAAGTCAACATGATCACCAGGCAAAGGAATTCTAACGAATGGATTTACACCACCGTTGCTTGCTACGGGTATGCTTAGATCAGGAAGGTTTATTCTTTGAACAAAGTAATTAAAATCGGTAAGCCGATCTACGCGGAACTCGAAGTTGAGCGGCGATTGAAAATTTCTTGTCGCTACGTCGTAGGTTGGCATATTTGGATGTTATGGTAAGTAGTCATAGTATTTATGATATAGGGGGCAACAAACAAAATCAAGCAAAAAATAAACTTCCAACTTACCAGTTCCAACATGCAATAAAAAAGGGGACTTGGTTTCCCAAGTCCCCTTTCTCTGGATTATATTAATCTAGTTGTATAGACTAGAGAAGGTTCTTAACCAAAATCTTACGGTAGTAAGCATTGGTTCCAGCAGTGAGTGCCCCTGAAAGAGCAGCATTATCACCAGCAGTTGCAGCAGCGAATGGATTTGCTACAAGCCCGTAACGGGTCTTGAATCCAATCTTTGGCTGAAACGAACCCTGGTCTACTGCACGAACCATCTGGAGTGGAACGTATGGACAGTAGAACAATCCAGCGTCATATTGATTTGCTCCCTTAAATCCAATAACTGCAAAGTTTTGGAGTGGGTTAGCAAATGGGTCGATGTATACTTTGAAACGTCCGTTAAGAACTCCAACGAAAGTGTTTCCAGTATCATCTACAGAGAGAGAATCCTTGAGTGCGCTACCACAATCAAGAAGTCCAGCTACGCTAAGTGCGCTTGCAGTATCAGCATCACAGATGATGATGTTACCACGACCACGACGAGTTTCCTTAGCAATCTGGTTAGCCTCACGCTCAAGCTGAACCATAAGACCCTTGTACTTCTCAACCGACCAACGTCCGTTTGAATCTACATCAAGGTCAAACTCACCAGCAGTTGCAAGTCCGGTGTGTTGAGCACCCTGCTTACCAACTTTGTAAACTGTGCGAACTACTTCACGGTTGATCTCAGCAAGGATCTCAGCCGAAAGAATGTTAGCAAGCTCTGTCTCAGCATCAAGACCATGTACAGCACGAAGGTCTTGTGCAAGCTCCATCGTGTACTCAGCCTTGAGCGCACGAGTCTTAGCTTCTACAGAAACCTTATCGATGCTGAATGCCATTTCCTTGAAATCGCTAGATCCAGCAGCGCCAGTTCCAAGAGCTTCTCCCTCAGTTGAAAGAAGACCACCAGCGATACTTGGGTTAGCAGCAAAAGGGTCAGCAGCATTAGCAGCTCCGCTACTAGAATGACCAATCTTGGCCTCCTTAAAGAGTGCCTCTTGACCATCTTGTGTGTCATACTTGCTACGCATAGCAAAGATAAGCCCTGTTGGAGCTTTCATTGGCTGTACGCCGCAAATATCAAATGCCATTAGATTTGGAAGAGCACGACGAACAAGTGAAATAAGAACTGGATCATATGCAGCTACGTTTGCATTAGCAGTTCCGCTTGCGCTTGTTGTTTGTGTTGAAAGTCCGCCGTGATTAACAGGAAGCGACTCGGTAAGAATACCGCGTTCCTTGCGGGCCTCGTTCTCTTGATTCTCAAGAAGAACAGTAACTACTGCTCTCTTGTGTGCGTCCTCAATGGAAGGCAAATCAGGATGATTTAGTACCTTTTCCCATTTCTTTTGAAGTTCTTCAGTGAGATACATGTTAGGTCTCCTTTTAATATAATCCCTTAAAAACTATTTATCATTTTTACTTTTTCACCAGTCTTGAAATGGTTTGAGCATAGATGTCAGCCGCAGTAATTGTCTTTGGCGTCTCATCATCGTGCTTTAACCCACCTTCAATCAATAAAGAAGCGTCTATATCACCTGAGCTTTTAGGGGTTTTTGGAAAGTAAGTTTCCTTAATCACCTTGAGCTTTTGACCAAATGACTTAGCATCCTCAAACGAAACTCCCTCACAGAGTTCGATAAACTTTGCTGCATCACTAACAGTCAATCCTTCAGTGAGCTTCTTGACAATAGCAGACTTCCTGAGCTGAATGTTTTCCTTGCGGAGTTCTACACTCTTAACGAGTTCATCGTTTAGCTCTTTCTCAAGAGTCTTGATCTTGTGCTCTTGCTCAGAAACAATATTGGCTTTCTCAGCAGGAACCTCAATATAGTGGCTTTCAAATAGGTTCTTCAATCCAGAGATGAACTTTTCAGTAATCTCAGAACGAAGAGCACTTTCAACAGCTACTCTATTTTCTTTCATCCACTCTTCAACAACATAATCAAGATAACCATCAACTTTGTTGACAAGAGTTTCTGAAATTTGTTTCTTGCTAGTAGAAAGTTTGTTGTTGTAGTTTTCAACCAGCTTCTTTTTGTGTGCATCAACACGCTTCTTTGAAGTTCGCTTAACAGCAGCCTCAAAAATTGAAGAAACTTTACGCTTGAATGATTCTGGAAGTTCCTCGTCCTTAGTTAGGGCATCGGCAGCTTCCTTAACTTCCTCGTCTTCCTCTTCAGAGAGTTTTTCCTCATCATCTTTAGAAAGATGTGCATCAGACTCTTCTACAGTTTCCTCTTCATCTTCGGACTCAGCTACAGCCTTCTTCTCGTCCTCGTCTTCCTCTTCGTGAAGAGCAGAATCATCCTCATCTTCATCATCAGATTCAGCTACAGCCTTCTTCTCGTCCTCTTCCTCATCTTCAGACTCAGCTACAGCCTTCTTCTCGTCCTCGTCTTCCTCTTCCGAAACTTCTTTCTTTTCTTCCTCGTCTTCCTCTTCAGAGAGCTTGTCTGGAATTTGCTGTCCGGCTGCACTTGCATGAGTTGGAAGATCGCCTTCTGCGCCTTCGTCTAACTCATCTTCTTTTTCTTCTTTTGCCACAGTCTTTTTCTTTCCAGCAGCTACGGCAGATGTATCATTTACTGCCTTAACTCCATCGTGTGCTCCTTTAACTCCACGAGCACCAACTTTTCCACCGTCAAGAGAATCTGGCAGCTCACTAGCAGCATCCGAAGGATGTGTTGGAAGATCGCCTTCAGCACTCTCACGAATATCTCTTAAAAATCTTGATGTAATTGCCATTGTAACTCTCCTGAAATTATATTTCCTCAATACGGCATTTTTATTTATACATTCACTATTCTCTCACTCTTACGAACACTTCCTCTTCCAATTTTGCTCCATTATCAAACGTAACCAAAAGTGTTACTTCGTAATCATATCCAGATTCACCACCTTTTACGCTAAAACGAACTGTTGTATTATTGGGTGTGAGAATTTTTATATCAACTTCAGGGGGATCTTCTGGAATACCAATTTTTGTAACAAAAAAATCTTGTATATCCACAACTTCCACATCATCTGGAAACTTTCTATGCCATCGTTTTGCGCTTACTTCAGCTAATACAATTTTGGAAGCACCTCTAGGTAATATGTGCAATTTTCCAAAACCTATGTCTATTGGAAGAACCTCCGCAGGCTGTTTTATGTGCGTAATGAAATATGAAATTCCCAATCGTGACATGAATTGTTCCTATCTAAAAATCCAAGTTTGACCGTTTACTATATTCCATTGAATTGTAACTTGCTGTGTTGAATCTGTGATTAGTTGAACATCAAGATGAGCAATAAGAAACGATTGCAAGTTGGTTAATCCTCGCTTGTATATTACAACAGAAGTTAATTCTATGCCGGCTGGAATTTCATTAAAAATTACCGCATCACCACCTGCAATACCTTTTGCAAATGTTTTGTTGTAAATTATTCCTGCTGTACTAACAAGATTGTCTATTGGCAAATCGGCAAGACTTTTATGATTTTCTTGTGCCGATTCATTTGCAATATATTTTATAGGATTATTAGTTGTACCAATATTTTTTAATATAGCAACTCTTATATCATCTCTTGTCCATGATAGATCGCCTGTAAGAAATTTTTCTCGTGCGCTATCATATACAAAACTTGCCATAACATATCACTCACTGTATCAAACTATTTTTTCTCTAGTTTTCTAATAAAGCTCTCAAAAGCCTTAACACTTACTTGCTGTATCTTTTTGGCTGGAGCTTTTGTAATCGCTCTCTTAATGTCATGAATATCTCGCTCACACAAAATACCATTTTGCCAAACCCACTCTTTACCTTCCATAATACCATTAACAAATGCATCTGGTGCACTAGGATCGGCAACAATATCTGCCGCAGTTGCAAGATAAAAATCATCTTGAACTATTTGAACATCTCGACCTTCTGTGCGAATAGAACCCATACCACGAGAAGAAACACCAAGTCTAGCTCCCTCATCAATTAGAGCCTTTACTATATTTCCATTTGGTGTGTTTAATATCTTTGCCTTGCCAATAAAGTCTGCACCCTCAGCCCTAATATCTGTAATCATGTGTGATACACGATCAAGATTTATTGTAGGTCCATCTGGATGTCCAAGCTCACCGAAAGCTCGTTTCTTGTTTACATATTCTTCGGTGTATCTTTTAATTTCTCGCTCAAGCATTTCTTTTGGATACATGCGACCATTTCTATTCTTGAGTTCGGCCTGCATGAACACACCTTCAATGTAATAATTTTTTGGAGAGTCTTCGGTACCCTCTTTTATTACTTTAATTTCTTCTGTAACTTCACAGATCAGTTTCATATGTGATTTACTTTTTGGTTGTTTGATTTAGGATTTTAGTTGCCAGCTCTTTTTCTTTGATGTTAAGAGCTTTCTTTACTTTCAACAATAGAGCCTCTTTAATATTCTTTTTAAGCCCTGTTGCATTACCAGCAGATATGGATTCAAGTGCTTTACGAATTAAATTTTTTTCTTTGGAAGTTGACATAGTTTTCTCCTACTTATACTTGTATTTATTATTTTAATTATCTAAATCCAAATCACGCAAAGGATCATATAGTTCACTTACCGTGTCACTATCACCTCGTTGCTCATTAGAATCCAAATTATCATCTACCGATGCGGAACCATCAGATTCCAAATTGCCATTTTGTTGATCGACACCATACTTTGTTTTTTCTTGTTTAATTTCACTATCAATTTGTTCTTGTTCATCATCGCTTTGTCGCAACACATTTCTTCTAATCCATTCAACCGAGTAGTATTTACCAGCAAACGAATCAATTTGAGTTAGCAACTCAAGTCTGCTCTTAAAGATTTCTGATTCTTTTAGTTCTGCAAAATGGTTATCTGTGTTGTACACATACTTAATGTTTTCTCTGATTGAGTTCCACTCATCAGCATTGATTACCTTTTTAAGTATTAGTTGCTTTTTCAAAAGCTCATCAAACAAATGACTGAAACGCAACCGAATGCGGTGAATGAATTTTGCAAACTTTACTTCATCTCGTGAAATTTCTGCGGCACGACCAAGTTGAAACCCTGCTCCAGAATCAAGTCTGGATAATGGTACGTTAAGTGCTCTGTAAACTTTCTTTTGAAAGTATTCTACATCTTGCATTTCACCAAGATTTTCTCCACCTGGTAATGTCTCAATAGAAGTACCTTGAGAGCCTTCGCGCCTTGGCAACCAATAATCTTCTAACATTGACATAAATCGTCTTTCATCTTTCATTTCACCAGTTTCAATGTTGTACTGGAGTTTATTTCTATAACGATTCATTACTGTGCGTAGGTAATCATCTGCTTTTGATTTGGGAAGATTACCAACATCAACGTAGAAAATCCTTCGCTCAGGTGCACGAGCAATACGATAGATCACTAGCGCATCTTCCATCATCTTTAATTGATTGATTGGTTTAATTGCTTTATGAAGATGTGACAAAATTGATGAAGAATACTTATCAACAATACCTGAGTGTGTGTAGCAAATACTATCCGTGGTTATTTTAACACCACCAATACTAGCCACAGAGCTATATGAGTTTGGTGCATTAAATTGAATGCCTCTGGCATTATATGTAAAATATTCATCACGAACACTTACAAGTTCAACTCCAGTGTTTTCATCCACTTGTCGATCAATTTCTCGAATCTTTCTAATTTGGCGAGGATCAATATATCGTAGCTCTAGTATTCCTTTATCAGTTTTTGCATCATCAAGTATAATATGAAAATAAAGTCTTCCGTCTATATACCACTTTCTTACAATCTCGTATGCTTGATTGTTCCAGTCCAACAAGGTTAGTATATTATTGAACTCTTCCTCAATTTTACTTTTAACTGATTTGTTTAGCTTTACCTTTTCAAGATTAAGTTTGACAGCATCATCTTTGCCATCCATTACCACCATTTCGTTTACAATATCGTCGATTGCAAAATCAACATCTGGAAGTAATGAAAGTTCTCGGTATCTGGTTACAAGCTCAAACTCATTTTTAACTGTTGCATCAAAGTCAATATAGGCGCCATATGCACCAGCAACGCCTTCGACATTTACTGCACCGTCTTGATTTTCAGGAAGTACAAATGAATCGGCCTTTTTTTGCTTCTCTTCTTCTTTGGATTTCTTTATTTTATAGCCGAAAATTTCAAATGCCATGATGGAGCACCCCTATAACATTATATATGTATACAAACTAAAACGCCTTCTATAGAGAAGGCGTCTCGTCTCAATATATTTATTGAGGTTAATTTCAACTAGATATTTGTCAATCCACCACCAGGTCCTGGGGTACCACTAATTGGTCCAACGCCAGGTATTCCCAAAACTCGCCAGTAGTCATATTGAAGAGTTACAGTAAATTCTTCAACTTCATTTTCGGATGCCCAGTTTAGCTCAATTGGAGATACTTCAGATGGAAACACGTTCATAAACTGATAAGTTCTAAGCAAGGCACCTTCTTTTCCAAGCTGACTTACTGTTCCAGTTGCCTGATATCCACCAGTAATAGACTCATTATATTGTCTTACGTTTGTTTCGTGTGTGTTAATTCCCGAAAGCCAACGCTCAAACGCATCTCTTACAATAAAATTTTCGTCATTAATAACAGTGATAGTCCACTCAGGAAATGTTCTGTTACCAGCAAACTTCACCTTTCTACCAAAATAAGGAACTTCTATTGGCGCAACCGTGCTTGTTGGGATAGCAGTTGCCTTACACAAAAAAGTTAGTGTATTTGCAATAGTGAGATTCAATCCCACATCGGCAGGGAACTGAAGTGTTACTTCAAAAAGTGATGGACGTGCTCCACCACCACTTAGTGCTTGTTTAAAACGTGTAATATCAAATGCCATTTGTTTCTCCTTTTGGTAAGACTTGGTTATTTATGCTAATTACCCTACCTTTCCAACAATTTCTGAAAACTCAACGCCAGTTCTAACGGCAATAAAGTTCAGTTGAATTGTGTTGATAGATCGAGCTGGCTTAATATAAATGTCACCCACAAAATTATTAGCATCAATTACATCGGGAGTATTGTTAGACTCATCGCATACTACACGAAAGTCATAAATTCCACGACGTGCTTTTACTGAACGCAAGAATGGCTCAACAAGGCTCTTGAACTGCTCTCGTGTAAATCCATCATTGAACTCAAACAAGGTAAATCTTGCTGCTGTTGCAATAGATTTTTCCAACACAATAAACAATCTGCGAACATTCAAGCGATCAAATGCACTTGGCTTAGCCAAAAGCGTCTTATCACCAAACAATACTGTTCCTTGACCCGGTGTTGTGATAACTGGGTTAATTCCGTTTACATACAATTCATCACGTTCAAACTTGGAAGGACTCCAGGCTAGTTTAATAACATTTTTGATGACTCCACGATTATATCCTGCTGGCGACCACCAAGGATCATTTGTGTCGTCTGTTCTAGCGCACAATCCTGCGATGTCACCATTAAGTGGAACCCATTGGAATGTATCGTTGTATCGGTCATACTGATACTTCCATCCGCTATCAAGGAACGCATATGATGTGTTTAGTTGCAGTGCATCTCTAAATGCCTTAATATCTTCAACTTCATTGTTTCTATTTGCAACACAAGCATCTTGAGTTGGCGAAATAAAAGCAACACAATCTTTTCGCACTTCACAAATATTATTTACAATATACTGAGCAACAGATACAGATGCTTCTCCAGCCAAAATGAAAGATACGTCAACTGAATCTGAATCTTTAAATAGATCATATCCATTGATGCGATCATCATCAAGTGAATCACTGCTAGTAGGATTGTGATCAGCTCCTTTAGTTAGTGTGTGGTTGTGTGGAGCTGAATCTGCTCCGCTATCTGCAAAATCATTTGCAGCACCAGATACTCCCCATTCTCCAGAAATATGAGATGCAAACCGAATGTACTGAGAACTATTATTCAATACAGTTACATAGTAGTTTGAAGAATTATCTTCTTTCTTGGCATCCGATGCCTTAGAAAGACCAACAAATCGTTCAAGAACAGTTCCAGCAGCTCCACTAAAAACTCCAGTTGTATCAACAACTATAACGTGAAGCTCGTCGTTTGAACCACCCAAACCTGCAACGTGTGAAGATGTTCCAGGTGCAACACCAGTCAAATCAGCAAACTCCCATTTAACTTGAAGTGGACTTGCAATAATATCTTTGTCTAGTGGTCTATCGATTGTAACTTTATCGTTTCCTCCAACTCCAACGGCTGTGACAACACGTTGCTGACCAGTTACCGCGTCACGAATAATACTTCCTACGGCAATCTTATCCACAATAGAAGCACTTGCATCTAAAACAGTATCACCTCTTTCTGCTGTAAAAGTTTCAACAAGAGTTTTCTTAAAAGCTGCTGGTCCAGAACAAATGGAAACTCTAAGAGAATTACCTAATGCACCTGGGTGTTTGGCAATTATTTTTCGTCCTGCTAGGGCCGATGAACCTAAAGACTCATAGTGTGTGTCATTCTTAACAAGAACTGCGTCTCCATCGGCAACTGCATTTTTTGCATTTTCTCCAACAACTCGAACTAGCTTGAGACGAATACCATAAGCTAAAAAGTTAGCTGCGGTAAAGAACGATGTTGCAGTAGCCGCATCTGGCTTACCAAATCTACGGGCTAGCTGATCTTCCGTGCTAACAAGGGCAATTTCTTCTACAGGCCCCCACTTGAAAAAACCCGCAAATCCGCCGATGGATACGGATACTGCTGGAATTACAGTTGTTAGGTCTTTTTCTGTAACTAATACTCCAGGTGAAACTTGAAATGCCATCTTTATCTCCTTGTCTTCTTAAAGTCGAAACTTATCACTAACTACACTACGAGTGGTTTTGATATAGTCAAGCGTGTTGCATGAATTATTTATACAAATAACTTTTTCAGTCTAACTGCTCAAAACTCGTCAAAATTGTCGTCAGAATCATCATCTACGGTGTGCCAGAGCGTTCCAGAATTGTCAATAAATGTACTTCTGTTAGAGCCGTCGTTTATGAATCCAAAAGGTAGTATTTGATCTTCTATGTTTTTGATCTTTTCTTCAAATACCCTTCGTCTAGCATCTGTGTCTGTTATTTCTTTAAATAAAGTTTGTGAAGTTAGCCAAGAGAACAAAACCAAACTCATAACAAGATCGTCATGACATCCAGGCTCAGCCGCATAGCTTGAATGAGTTGCCACAAAAGATGTTAGCTCAGATATAATGTCAAAATCTTGGATAAACAATTTGTCATTTTCAATTAGAGTTTTTAAATTTGAGCACCCAATAGTCTTAATTTGGTTTGTTGTCTTTACCCCAAGTTTAGAGTTCTTTTTAAAGCCTGCTGATATTTTTTGACCACCTCTTCCCATGTTTGTTGTTGAAAAGATGTTTTCATATTCCAAATCTTCATGTAACACCTGCGCCACTTGAGAACCAATGTTGTTTGTCTCAATTAGCACATGAGCATTATTGTACTTACATGCCACATTGTATATTACGTTTGGAAATAACATAGGTTCAATTTTGCTATTGTAGTATTTTGCTACAACTTTGTATGGTACTTGTGTACAATCAATAACAGTAAACGCTGAATTATCCAAATTTTGTCCTTCCGCTGTGTCCGCTGAAAGAACGTATATGCCATCGCTTTTTGGTTGTTCGTAAATATGTAAATCTCCTATCCGCTCAATAGGTAAAGTCCATGCCATCATGCCCAACTTTGATGAACTAACCAATGTTCCCGCTGAGCCAAGGAAGTCGCATCCAAACTCTTGATTAAATTTTTCTTCACCAAGCTGCTTGATTTGATCTGCTGCCCACTCTTGGTCTCGCCCAGGCACTACACTCCAGTGTGCTTCAATAGGTTTGTAAAGGTTTCGCCCATTGACAGCATCTACCCAGTATTTGTAGAACAGATTCATTCCGTTTGGCGTAGACACCATAATGACTTTCGTAGTTTTTCCTGAACTGATCGTAGGATACACAGAAGTAATGAAATCTTCTGCGATATTCTTGGGAACGAACGCAAACTCATCTAAGAAGATTATGTTATATGTGCTACCTCGTGCTGCTGAACTTGCTGTAGCGTTTGCAATTACTTTTGAACCATTCTCAAGCTCAATAGAACCTTTGTTCCAAGATACAATACCCTGCTGCATCCATAATGGAATGTGCTCATATGCTAGTTGAAGTTTTGCTAAAATGTCTCGTGCTGTACTTGCTTTGTTTGCGAGTATCGCTATGTTTTGCATTGGACCAAACAATACTGTGTGTAGAATGTACGCAATCGTAACGGTCGACTTACCCACCTGTCGTGGCAGTTTTGCTATTGTAAAGCGATTATTCATGTACGATTGAAGCAACTCTTTCTGAAACGAGTATAAGTCAAACGGAACTAAACCGCGGTCTACATGAACAATCTTCATGTACTTTTCAATAAAGTATTCTGGATCTCGCATACACTTTATGCGCTCTTCTATCTGTTCTTTTGTAAAGATAAAAGATACCCCCATCCCCTTGAGGTTTGGGTTGTTCTTGTAGTTTCTAATGCCGTCTGGTGCTATTTGCTGTAAATTATCAGTCATCACTCTTCTTATTCATCTTTTTAATGATTTCATCAAGCTGTGCTGTGTTACCAACAAACAAGTTGTTGTTGACAACTTCAGGTGACTTACCTTTGTTTTTAATTGCATCAATTTTGGCTCGTGAGGTATGAATGCCTATCAAGTCTTTTTGTGCGTTTGCTATTGTGTTTACAAGGAGAGCAACAACTTCATATGCTCGTGGATGCTGGCTTGAATCTGCAATTTGCACAAGGTTATTGAGCGCATCAATCGATCTTTCTGTTATTGTGTATAAGTTTGTTCGTATGTACTGATAGTCTGTTGAAAGATCGTTTTCAGAATTTGGAGCTGAAACTAAATCTTTTTTCTCAAACCGTACAGGTGGCTGAGCTTCCGGTGGCTTTGGTTGCGATGGGGTGGCTATTGTTTCTACGTTTGTTGAAACAAGCGACTTTAAATCTTCTTCAGTTGCGACAAAACTATTCTGCTCAACATCATACTTTTTTACTACATCTTTATTGCTCATAATGCACCAAGTTAGTCATCATTATTGATTATTACTGTTTTGCCCACTCCATCTGTTACTGTGTCTACATAGCCATATTCTTCCACATAGGTTACATCATTTGGTGTTGGCTCGGTTGTTACTCTTGCAAGTGGATCAAGTTGTGTTAAATCTCCACCTAAATCTGTTGCTGCTGTAATGTCTGTGATTGCTTTTGTGATAACAGGCTTTTCAAATATTGGTCCATAGAAAATAATTTTTGCTTCAAATGTAAGTGTCCACACAACATCTCGTCTAACTGTCCAATCATCTTCGTAGTTATCTTGAAGATTTAATCCTGCAAGAACGATTGATACATCATCACTATAGTTCATTTTTGGGATGCTTTTAATTGATACTGTATATGCTGGCGTAAACCATGGTAGTATTTGCTCTATTATTTGATTTGAGTCGTCAATAAACTTTGAAATAATTGACAGTTCCATTGTAAGTTTATATGGAACACCTTGATACTGTCGTATAACTTTGTCTGGTGTATTATCAACAGGCTGAATGTTTCTGCGTATTGTGTTTAATTTTCTATCTGAATCGTAGTCAAGCTGCTTGATTTCAAAACTCATTCTAGGAAGTTTAATTGCAAAATTTCTACTCAACTCTGGATCTTCTTGCTGTCGAACAATATATCGTTCGGCTGGACCATACGCTAAGGGCACTTTAAGACGCTCAACTTCTTTACCATCTTTATCTCGTTTTACAACATAGATATTTGCAAACAGCGAACCAAAGCTCGCAACAACTTTTCGCAAAGTGTAATGATAAAATGGAGAATTAAACATTAAAACTCCTCATCTTCAGAAAATGGATTATTTTCAGTAAAATCAATAACAACAAAATCTCGATTTTGTGCACCAAAATCTTCGCCAATTTGTATTGGACCAAGAACTGGATCGTCAGTTACAAGTGTTCCTGTAAAAGTTGATGTTGTACCTTTTAATTCCCCATGTGTTGAACTAAACTGACCATACATATCTTTTATTGTTATTGTTTTTGCATTTTTATCAACTAAAATTACGGTACCTTTTGCAACAGCATCTTCTAGGTTTTCACCTTGATAAATTACTTCTCCATTTTTTGGTGATGCTGTAATTGGAGTTGTTAGTGTCAAAAGTATTTGTTGTGATGCCTCATCACCAATTTCATCAATAATTTCAATACCAGTGTTGATATTTTCGTCCTCAAATGCGGCCTGTTCACATTGTAAATCGTATGAATAAAACTCACCTAATTGAAAGAATATGCTATCTTCTCGAACAAAACGAATTTCATATAGTGCATCTGCAATACTAAGAGGAATGTAAATGAGATCACCCTCTTTTGGTCGAGATTGTTCTTTACCAAACACTTTGGCAAAACTTTTTCGTGAGATGGTTAATGTAATTTGATTTTTTATTTCTAAACCAAATTTTCTAAAAACGTCGCCATCACCATCAAATGAATCAATATTCTTTACATATAGTTCAATGTGATGATAATCGTTGTAATTGGCTAAAATTGATTCTCTAAAAAGTGGATCTATTTTGTCTGTTGTATCTCGTGGTATGTAAATGGCATCAATAGAATGTATTTTGATTGCTTCTTCTACAAGATCATTTACCAAACTTTGTTCTTGTTTTTGTTGATACAGATTAAAGTATTTGTTTGACATAATCTATCCAACAAAAAAATCAGGTGGCAATTCAAATTCTTTGCGAACTCTTTCTCGTAGTTTTTCTAATTCTGCTGTTGCCTCATCATAAATTTGTTGTCCGTTTAATGTAACACCACCAGGTAATTGAATACCACTAAATTTCTTTAGGTTTGCGCCCCACTGCATCTTAATAAGATTAAAAGCATACTCACGAACAAATTCATCTGTGTATATTTCTGTATAAATGTTTGGGTCTAATGCTGACCATGCCTCAATAATAATCCATTGATCTACAACCCAGTCTTGAATGTCTAGGTAAACACGATCTGTTTTTCTATTAAATCGTATACCTTTTGAGCCACGAAACATAAACTCCCATTGAGAAATATACTGTTTGTATATCTGGTAGGTTATTAAATCGGTGCTTGCAAGATTGAACATGTTGTTAAGGGCAAATTGATATTGAAAATCAAACATTCCTCCTAAATTTCCACCAATGCTTGATGATTCTTGCGGAATAATGTTTGTGACGGAAATTACTTTTGTTCCAATATTAATATACTGATTATCAACATCGCCTGTAAAAATAGAAGTATCTGTGTTTAATATCTCAAAGGTATTTGATGGATCACTTCCAACTTGAACAGTCTCACCTTTAGTAAATTTTTTTGTTGATGTGGAGCGAAATCGTATAATCTTTTCATCAGCCGATTTATCATATGCTACCGCAGTTGCCCCACTAGTTAAACCAAGTAAAGTATCACCGCGAGTTATATCGCCTGTATATGGAGATTCTGTAACCACATGTGATGCTGTAATTTGATATTTAAGATATACTCGTTCAATACCATCAAAATGATAATCTCTAAAATACAGGAGCGCCTCATCAATACGGTCTTCTATTTGATCTTCATCTATGTTGATGTCTATAACAGGAGCACCCAATCTTCGCAAACACCAATGAACTAAAGACCTTCTACCCTTTAAACTTTCTTCTGGTACATTAGGAGTATATTCAGGAACAACAACATTAATTAAGTAATTTACTAAAACAACATCACTATCATCAATTTGAGTATTAGCACTAAAAGTTATGGTTTTGTCAGAAATAACATAATCGTTATCAACGCCAGGATTTTGCAGAACACCATTCAAGAACACTTGATCTGTGTTTGGTAAAATAGAGTTTGCCAAGACAAAAACCTTTGGTGCAGTTTTTGTTGGCTTTTCTCGACATACAAATGATTGTGTTGTTGACATTTTGTGGCCTTATGTGTTTATGTTCCAATAAGTATTTATTTGCTGTATATCCAACATATTAATCCAAATATAAACTAAGCCTTAATGATAAAGTGTATTCCAAAATACGGAGGATTTGCAGAACCTGTGGTAGACAATCCATCAGTATTTGTTGTTGAGCTGTTGGGTAAACCACTGACTTGTAGTGGATTTCCTGTTGTTAATGTGTCTCTGGTTCCTGTTGTTGTACTATTTGCCAATAGTGTTGCAGTGTTTGGTCCGGTCTCAAAGGCAGTATTACTATCCAAATATCCTGTTGTAGTGCTTAGATTTAAACTGCCTGCTCCTACAGTTCCTGAAGCTGAGTTTATATACATTTTTGCTCCTCCGGTTGTCATTGTTTTGTTTGTTGCAGAAGCACCGGATCTTGGTGTATAATATGCGGTATTTGATGTTGTTCCTGTTGTATCCGTATTAATATTGTGGTAGTGTGTTATATCGACTTGAAGATTGTGTGAGTGTGCATGATTTGGAAAGATGTGATTATGTGCGTATACTGTGTGAGTATGACTTCCTATTGCGTGGGTGTGTCCATTTAAATTGTGATTATGTGATGGAATACCGTGTGAGTGTGCTGTTATAGTATGTGTGTGTGAATTTAATCCGTGAGAGTGTGCCGGCAACGTGTGTGTGTGATTCCATCCTGTGGTATTGTATGTTCCAAGAGTTGTTGTTCCTGCTGGTCCGGCTGCATTTTTTGCCATAGGAAAAACATCTCTGAGATCAGGAACTCTAAAATTTCCTGAGGATGGATTTCCTAAAGATGGATGAAAATTATATCTATTTGATATTATGGTATATAGGCTGTTGTATACTGCTTGACTGTATTCTGAGCCATCGCACAACAACCATCCCTCCGGAATAGAATTATTTGTGTGTATAATAACAGTACCTGGCTGAACATTTGACATGCTATTAGTAAATGTATTAACATCAGACTTTGTTACGGCCGACGTTGTTTTGCTAGAATTTAATTTAACACCAAATATTCGTCCCATGCTATTCCTTATAGTTGAAATCCAACAACGATTTGATCGTCTGGTATAGCTTTAATAATAAAATTTACGGTAACATATGGAGGATTAGATGATAATGTATTTATGGAGGAACCTCCAAAATCTGTGTTCCCAGAGTATGTGTCCAGGCCACAAGACGCCAAATCAACACTTCCAGTTACAGAGCTTGTGTTATTTGTTGATGGTCCACCAGATGTGTATGTATTATATGATACATAATCAACTGATGGAGAACCTGACGTAAGTGAATTTACGGATGCATCGGTTCCGCTTCCTATTGAACCGCCGATTGCAAACCTGGTGTTATTTGAGCTTGTGTTATAGTTTTTGTTGCCGTTGGGATAATCAACATTTGAGTTTCGACCATCATCAGTATTTCCCGCACTTCCTGAATAGTTTCCTGTAAATTCATGGTAGTGATCAACATCAGGCAAATCATAAGTAATATTGGTTGCTGTATGTCCGTGTGCGCCTATTGAATGTCTATGATCTTGTGTTCCATGTCCGTGTGTTGTCGTGTGTGTGTGACTAGGCATGGTGTGAAAATGGTCATATGTGTGTTGATGTGTTCCAGAAATAGTATGGCTGTGTGAAAACGTGTGCTGATGAGAACCTCCCGCATGTGTGTGATTAAAAGATCCTCCTGATTTTCCTAGTGTATTAATTTCTGTTTGTGCTGAATCTAATCCTATAGGAATTCTATTAGACGTTACAAAATTGGGAAGATTAAATGTTGTTGAGCCATTTCCGGCACCATAGTTTGTTCCAATAACAGCAAACAATTCAGGAAAAGTTGTTCTTGAAATAGCACTACCATCACACAAAAGCATATCACTAGGAACATCAGCACTTTCCCCAACATATACTAATATACAACCTACAGGCATGCCAGAAGCACTTGTGCTCATATTATTAATTGTGGTCTTATTAATTGCAGAATTTGCTTGTGTTGATGATGCTAAACCAAATATAGCTCCCATATTACACCTTAATAATAAAATTAACTGTCATAAAAGGAGGATTTGACGTTCCCACGTTTGCTGGTGCTGCCAAGTTCCCAGTATTTGTTGAGTCCGTTGCGCTTGTTAATGTTGCTTGCCCAGAATTTGCACTAGTTCCATTTGTTGATCCGGTATAAGCACCTGCGGCATTAACCGCCGGTCCTGCTGTGTTTGTGTAACTTGCACCCCCAGAGGTAAATCCAGTATCTCCTGCATTTCCTGTTCCTGCTCCCCCTACCGTATATACCGAGGTATAGATTGTTTCATGAGTCCAAAAGTACGTTGTGGAACCATCGCCGGCACCTCCACGCATTTGTGAGTTTCCCGAGCTTGATGCATTGTTAATGGTATATGTGTGAGTGTGTGCTGTTGCCTCTTCAGCATAGTTAGTTGAAAAATTATGATGATGGGCAGGAACACCGTGTGTA